ATTGTTCATCTCCACTATCAGCATTCTATCTCCAGATAAAGAGGTAGAGAGGAGACAAGAGTCAAGAGATGCAGTCGAAAGACTCATGAAACCACCCTCAAATGTTATTCAATAAAGTTACTCACCTCTAAACTGCCCTATTATTACAGACACCAACCATATGACAATCACCCTCCGTCCGCACCAGCAACGTGGACTCGATGCACTTCACCAAAATGCCATCGGTCAGGTGATTGTTCCGACTGGTGGTGGTAAGACACTGATCGCAATCATGGACGCTGTGCGTCGCTTTGAGATCAAAGTTCCCCGTGTGATTGTTGTTGTCGCACCACGGATTTTGTTAGCAGAACAACTCTCTTCAGAGTACCTGGAGCACATCACAAATGCAAATGTTCTTCATGTTCATAGTGGAGAAACCAAACATTTCAAGACAACTAAAGCAGAACGGATCAAGTTGTTTGTGGAGATGTGTCAAACCGTTCGTGAACATGTTATCATCTTCACGACATATCATTCCCTGCACCGTGTGCAAGAGTCTGGAATCCCTGTAGATACTGTTTACTTTGACGAGGCACATAACAGTGTCCAACGTCACTTCTTCGGTCCTACAGAGTATTTCTCGAAACACGCAGATCGTTGTTACTATTTCACCGCAACTCGCAAGACTTCGGTCACTATCAATAAACCAGGGATGAACGATCGTGAGGTCTACGGTGACATCATCGCTCGTGTATCTGCACCTGAGCTTGTTGATGGTGGGTTCATTCTTCCTCCTAAAGTGAAGGTGATTCAGATGGATGCGATGGACAAAGCATCTATCACTCCACATCTTGAGAGTAACAACATTCTCTCTACGATTGATGAGATGGATGTAAAGAAAGTTCTGGTATGTTCCAAGACTACGAAACAACTCATCACGATCTTTCAGACTGATTTTGCAGACCAACTTGCACAACGTGGATATTCTTACCTCTACATAACTGCAAAGACAGGTGCCGTGATTGACGGTAAGAAAGTCAGTCGTGAGATATTCTTCAACACATTGAACACATGGGGTAGAGATAGTGATAAAAAGTTTGTTGTACTTCATCGTTCAATTCTGTCTGAAGGTATCAATGTATCTCAACTAGAATGTGTGATCTTCATGAGGAACATGGACATCATTGAGATGACACAAACCATCGGTCGTGTTCTTCGTAAAGGTGGACAATCGAAGACTTATGGATTCTGTGTTGTCCCTGTTTATTCTAAGGTTGGTATCTCTACCGCCAAAGGATTGCAGACGGTAGTTGATACCGTGTTTGAAAAAGGTGAGATGCTTGACTCTGTTGTTCGTCGTTAATTTATATGCAACAACCAACCAATTCGTATATTCTAGATTGTAAACCAGGACCGTTATCTTTTGTGATAGGTGATTGGAATGATGCAAAGGGTTTCTATGCGGCAGTTCCTTGTAATAAGGGATTGGCGATTGTTAATCAAGGAAATGTAATAAAGATTTGCAGAAACACATCTTCTGCCCGAAAGTTTATTGAGAAACACCAAAAACGAAGGAAATAAAGTTACTCACCTCTAAAGTGCTCTATGGATATGAACACAACACAAACTAAAACTGAATATCTCACTGAAGCAATGATCGAACAGGTTAATGATCGTTGGAAGGTTAACACGATCGAATCTGGTCGTTCTTTCTATCCTCGTCTGAGTTATAAGGTCGCTAAGAAGTACGTTAAAGTTCTTCAAGGTCGTGTTAACTCCGATGGTTCATATGAGACTGAAGGTGTATTCATGTTCATCGACAAAGAGACCGGTGCTGTATATAAACCAGCATCATATAAGGCACCTGCTAAGGGTATCCGTTTCTTCATTGAATCATTAGCACAGTATCCTGGGTTGGTAGATCCTTACGGTTCTTTCCTCTATGTTCGTTAAATCTATTCACACCAACTAACACTCATCATGTACGAATTTGAAGTTACATTGTCCAAAGGTGGTCGTCACATTGTTATCACTGTGATGGCAGAATCGACTCATCGAGCATACAAACAGGCAGAACATTTATATCCTGGATGTAGAGCACTGAATGCACTTATGTTGTAATTAAAGTTACTCACCTCTAAAGTGCCCTATAGATGTAAGACACACACCAATCATGACTCAATCAACTTTTCAAACCACAATCGAAGATACCACATATAATGGATGGACAAACTATGAGACCTGGAATGTAGCACTCTGGATTGGTAATGATGAGGGTTTGTATAACCTAGCACGTCGTTGTTATTCGTATCAAGATTTCGTCAATCGTTATATGGAAGAAGGTGATACAACTTTAGATGGAGTAAAATGGGATGATGTTAATCTTAACCTAGTTGAACTTGATGAAATGATGGAGGAACTTTGATCATGAATAAGACTAAGGTTCAAAAACATCTAGAAGACCCATATAATCGTCTTCGTTATTGTTATGAATTTATTGGTGAAGATGAAGATATGAATCGAAAATGTTATAAGAGAATCTACCACTTTCTTTCTGTACTATCTGACACCGAGTATCACTATTGATTGAGTAATAAAGTTACTCACCTCTAAAGTGCCCTATAGATGTAACCACTCAACTCACACCAAACATGAGAAAGATCGAATCCCAAATGTGTCAGGCAATCAAAGACAATAAGTCATGGAAGTCTGGTAATACTGAAGTACAATATGTGGGAGATAATCTCTCTATTGTCTATCTTCACGGAAACAAAATTGCAGTTGTTGATGATACTACTATGTCAATCTTTGATGGAGGTTGGAAATCAGTTACAACAAAATCTAGACTGAATGCACTCTGTGTTGAATTCTGTATCACTGGAGAGTGTGTATATCAGAAAGACTTCCTGTGGTATGTAAGAAAGTTCGTTGGATGTATCAACGGACAAAATGTATATCAGACCGATAACTTCACTTCTGGTTATCTCTTCGCCTAACCTAATCAGGTGAGTATTAAAGTTACTCACCTCTAAAGTGCCTTATAGGTGTAAGACACCACACCATGAAGTCTCGTTCTAAATCCAATCTCATCAACATGAAATTCATCCTCTTGATTATCATCGGAGCACTTCTCTGGAATAGTAACGAGGCAAGACAATTCACATCTGATTCATTACAACAAGCATCTGATTTTATTCAACCTGAACAATCACGTACTATTGAATTCAATTTCTAATGTGTACCTTACTCTTATGGATCATCGTATTCTATTGTCTATCTAAGTGGACAGGAATGAGACGATTTGTATCATCATTCCTATATGGATTAGCAAACTTCATTGACCCTAAATCATGACTCCTACAATCTCACAAATGAAAGACATTATGAACAACACAACTAAAGACAACATCATCGACAGAGATGAATTACAAGATCAATATGTTAAGGAACTGATTGATAGTATGGACTTCGACACTATGGAAGAATTTGTATATGATACTATCAATGATAATCTTGATAAGTATTCTCTTGATGAACTAATCGAAGAGGTAGAAGAGTATAACCCTGAACTCTTAGATGATACTAATCAAACCGAAGATGAATCAGAAGAACCAAATGAATTAACAGGATGGAATTAAGGTTTAGAAAACCATACTAAATACCATGTTTTTTATTAAAAAAGGTATTAAAAAACATATATGTGTGTTTTATTGTTTTCCACAGGGTTGTGGAATAAGTGTAGATTAATGTGGATAAACCCTGATATTATGTGTTGTTATGTGTTATAAACCTGTGGATAAGTACATCTCTTATGTGTTAGAAAGGTTCTTCTAATCCTTCTAGTTGTTGTCACTAATGTCCTCGTAAATGTCTCATCTTATTGTCATCTAAGGCCGTAGTCTATCAGGTCTTCGAGTACATGTCAACCCCCCAATCCCGTCAAATCAGTATCCCTTATCTGTAACAATCTCTTAGGTATTAAAGTTACTCACCTCTAAAGTGCCCCATGGATATGAACAACACTCAAACCACTATCACCGAATCAACCTTCTCTGACCTCTATAGTTTCGTCGAGGAGATGACACCCGATCTGGAAATGTGTCTCGACTTTTGTGAGTCACAAGGAATCACAATCACTGATGAGGTATTCACAGTTATCGAAGACTTACTAGAGAACAACTGATCACCACTAACTAACACTAACTACCATGACCAGTTACACTAACCTGATCAACATCATCGATGAGTTACAACAGTCAGGAGTCAAACCAAAGGTAACAGTCCTTAAGACAAAGAAGGGTCCTAAGCATTCATTACTGACCAACACTAAGTAACTCTTACTGTGACCTGATGATGTCACTAAACTCATCATTACTAACTAACACTTTCTTCTTTATTATGTCTCTCGAACTAGCACTCGGTATGTTGTCCCAAGGTAACAGTGGTGATGAAATCCTTCAGATCCTCGATGTTATCGTTAATGACACAGATACCCCTGAGGAGATTACCTTCTGAGACACACCTGTAAGGGTCTGTAAGGGGGGTTAAGTCTCTCTTACAGAGTAACACTTAAAGAGACCATGGGTGAGGTCTATAAACTCAGATCCGGTGTGTGTTACAAACTGAGGGAGAGGAGTGGTGTTCTCTCCCTTCTTTATTACCTAGGGACAGTGTTGACAATCAGTTAAATGTATGGTATGATGATGTTGTAAATCGACACGTTGTTATCGTTGGTTCGTGATATCGTCGGGTTCGCG